ATCTATTCGATCCCATAAGCGGATGTTAATCCTGGAACACTCTACTTTAAAAAATAAAGCGTTCCACCCTAAAACCTTCGTAGGAAGAGGTTTGTTAACTTTGCCCTCGTCGCTATCTGCGACTTAAGAAAGGGGTCTCCAATATTCCAGAGCTTGGTAGGGCTATCTATGACCCTATCAACTATTAAGATAGATATAGTGGTTCAGAAACCGATTGGCTTCGTCCCCAGTCGTAATTACGACTCCACTTGAGCATTACTGTAATTTTACAAATAATGAAACAAATGGACAATAAACATCTTAACAAAAAATTAACTAATCTTATCGATAATGCCTATAACATTGTTTATAAACTAATGTCTATAGGTTTTAAAGAACTCGATTTTGTCAAATTTTTACCAATTTTCTTCAAAGATTTTCGAAAATCTGTTAAATGCAATGGACTGGCTCATACTGTTAAACAGTACAAAACAATGCGATTACATGTAACACGATTTCTTTGTGGTTATCCACTAAAAGTAAATCTTGAAGGAGTTGGTGTTACCAAGGATGGTTGACCAAAACGTATTTTATATTTAAAACCTTTCTGCGAAAGTAATATGGGGAAAAGAGCAATCTTAACCCTTATGACTTTAGGTAGAATTTTTAAATATACCGATCTTGGAAAAGATGTAAAAATAGACTTAGATAAAGTCACTAAAACTATAGTTGAACCTAAAAAGGGTCCACACTATGTTATTAGAACCGATTTCATAAAGAAATTTGTTCGTGATTTTAGACTAAGTCCCATTGATTTGAAATTTGAGGAAAAAGATGTTTATCTTTCTACTAAAGCTTCTATCAATGGTCCAGCAACACTCACTGCTCATAATTCAATTTTAAAGTTGAACTATTCGCAGATGCAGTCAATTTTCAATTTGACTGATGAGGGTGGAGCTGATTATTTTTCCAAATTTTATGCCCAATGTTTCAATAACTTTATGAATGGGAGCGAAACTTTCGCTTTCCATACAGACAAATGTGGAGGTTGTGAACTGAATTATTCAGGTAAACTATCCTTCATATTTGATCCGGAACTTAAAGTGAGAGTTATAGCCATTTTGGATTATTTTTCTCAGATCTTCTTAAAGAAGATCCATACAGGTTTATTAAAAAACCTTAGAAAATTTCCTCAGGATAGAACTTTCACTCAAGATCCGAAAAGTAATTGAGACTTGAGCAAATCGGATTCGTTTTGATCTATGGATCTTTCATCAGCAACTGACAGATTTCCTGTGTATCTGCAGAAGAATCTCTTACGTGAGTTGATTGGCCAAAAGGCCGCTCAGTCATGGCAAGATCTTCTAACCAAGCGTGAGTTTGGTACCTCTCTAGACTCGAGCCGTTCTTTTATTTATAAAGTCGGCCAGCCTATGGGTGCTTACTCTTCTTGAGCTGCATTTACGCTGAC